CCCATTTATTACTTTTGGTGCAAACTATAGGAAACCTTTTGACCATTATTACGAAACACCTTACTATGATCCGACAGACGCAAATGATGATGGCGTACCAGACAATGCAGGGGATATATTATTTTATCAAGAAAATTATTCTGGTACTAACAAAGATAGTTTTGCAATAAATACAGGCTTTAGTTTAAATTTTACTATCCCACTTGACAGGTCATTGCAATCTACTTGCGAGACAGCAGCTACAACACAAGTAAAATTACAACAACAAATATTAGAAAACAAAAGGTTAGATTGGCAGATCGCAAGAATTAGAGAGTGCGGCAATCTATTGGCAAATGGTGTAAGAGTTAAAGAAGATAGTCCTTGGTTTAACTTATGTGCTGATATATATTTAGAACCAAAACCTAATCAAGTTATCCCACATACTCACGAAATTATTCCTGATTAGTTTCTTTTTTTTTCGTAAGTTTCTTGATTAAATTTTTAACAATAGGTTTAACTAAATTAATAATAAGTGGTGTACTCGCAGCCACAGTAGCAATAACAGCAGTATTAATGACAAGGCTAACTGGTGGTATGTATTGTTCTTGGAAAGGTACTTGCTCATAGATTGTTTGGCAGATGCCTTCATCATCTCTTTCAAACCCAACAATCCTCTCTAATTTCTTATCATTAGCATAATCGCCAATTCTTCTATTGGAATTAGGATCAGGACAATCTGTTAATAAAACAATATCTTTTTCTTTATTAGGTGGAATTTCTGGATTTTCTCTAGGAGGTGGTGGTGGAGTACTTACTGGTTCTGGTTCACTTTGTTGCATATATTCTAATTTTTTTGGATCATAATTAATCGGAATATACGAAGGAATTGTATGCCCTGATGGGCAACTATAGTAAGAACCATTTGGGTCATCAAATACAATTTGTGTATTTTTTACAGAGACATCTCTGTGTGTTTTTACACAACCAGCCATGTCAATTTTAGGCAAAGCTATATTTAAACTTTGATTTGTTGTAGGTATATAAGTTTCAATTTGAAGTGTTTTTATTACTGGTATCTCAGGAATAACAACTTGTGGAATCTCCACTTATTTGGTTGGTATAGGTAATGATGGACCTGTTACATCTGGGATTTGATTATCTAATATTTGTGGCATTAGTCCTTGGACATTACTTAAAACATCATTCATTATTTTAGTTTTAAATTGTGGAGAGGTTACATACTTATATGTAAAATAACCACCTCCACATATTCCCAAGACAAGGATTGTAGATAGGATAGTTAAAGCATCAAGAATTTTTCTCATGATTAAAGATTCAATAATACGAGCTTGCTCAATGATGAGCTTAATCGTTTTGTTACTTATTGTAGCTATCTCTCCGCTTTACGTCACTATGGGCTTAATGACAAGACAGCTACAAGAAAAACTTAAGTAGTTTTTTCTGGTTTAGGTGGTGGATTGTTTGCTTTTCTATCATCTAAAATTGCTTGTATTTGCGTAAACCTGTGCTTCATTTGATCAACTACTTTTTGTGCTTCATTATATTTTTGCACTACAATTGCTAATTCTTCTTGTAGTTGTTGGTCTGTTGGTCTGGTCATAATGTAATTAAGAACTTGGTTTAGTAGGCCATGTTGGATTAGAAGGGTTACCTTCTGTCGCAGGCAAGTCTCTAAGAGCTTGCCTATAAGTTACCCATTCAGCTTTTTTACTGTCTGTTAATTGAGCGTCAGGTAATTGCGTCCAATCTGACTCAGTTAATTTACCATCTCTTTCTACTCTTAACGCAGTTAGAGGACTCATTACAAATCCTCTCTGTACTGTTTCTTCTGAAGATGCAATATTGTTATCAAAGTCTGTAGATGCTTGTTCATATATACCAAGACTATTAATAATTAAATTTGGTGTGTCATCTCTATACTCAACTTCACCTTTAGTGCCATCCCATTGAACAGCCCATACATTAGATGGTAACCAATCAAGATCTAACTTAGGACAAGCCGTGCCATCTTTAATAACTGTTTTGTCTTCAGCTATTATTGCTAGTTTCATTTATGTTCCTCCAGTAAAACAGGGTCATTTATATTCTGCATTGTAGGTGTTTTTGCAGAATTTGACAAAAGGATACTAAGTGGATTTTCTGCAACGACATTTCTAAATGATTCAACAGCAGCACCTGTTTGTCTTTGCATCTGTGAATTTTCTACTAACAACATAGGCATCCACTTAACTGCACAATCCCATTCATCTAGTGGCTCGCCTGTTTGTGGATGTGTTCCTCTTATCTGTGTTAACCATGAGCATTGCAATCCTATACATTCTTTTTGTAATAATGGACAGAAATTACCTTGCTTAATTTGCATACATTTTAATCTTTACTTGCCACAATAACATCTATATAAGCTACGTTCAAATTAAAACTTGGGTTACTAAATCCGTGATTGTGTGAATTACCACTACCTGTGTTAAAGGTATTGATACCTGTGCTGTTGTTGTTACAACCAAATGTACCAACTGCACCTGTTTGAGGTATGTTAGATCCGCAACCAGCACCAATACTTTTTTGTTGTATACCATGATTGTGTGATGGCATTTGTGCTGTAGTCAAAGTATGGTTGCTAACGCTACCTCCAGATGTTGCAAAGCTACTATTTAATGCTGTAGTAAATCCATTACCTCCACCAGAACTAGCATTACCTGAGACAACTCTTAAAGCTTTGTTATTGTGTGCTGTACTCTTAGTCCATCCAGTAGGTGCATTAGTTTGGTTAAACAACATTACAGTTCCAGAAGGAAATGCAGCAAGGCCAGTTAAAGCAGAACCATCAACAGCAGGTAAAGCGGCAGGGAATCTAGCGTCAGGTATTGTACCTGATGTTAAATTAGACGCACTTAACGCAGTTAAATCTATAGTTTCATAGGAGGGATCTGCTCCGTTGTTTGCCCTAAGAAACTTGCCGTTATTGTTGCTATCTCCATGCACTAATTTAGCTAGTGATATTGAATTGTCTGCAAGTTTAGAACCTGCTATGTCTGCACTAGCATTTACATCTTCATTAAGAAGAGTTGCGTCCTTGATTCCTTTTGATGATACCTGTGTAAGTGCCATAGTTAGCTAGGATTTTTTAGTGGTTCAGCTTTTTTAACAACATTTAACGTATAAGCTTGTGTTACTTGTGCATCTTCGCCTGTAGCAATAGCTATTGAGTTAGCATTGCAATGTGCAACTAATTTAGAAATAATTTCTTGTTTTGCTTTTCTAGCTCTGTTTGCAGTTGCGATTGTAATCCATTCATCAACGTCTGGAGTTATATACTCCATTGATTTAGTTTGTGTATCTGTAAGAGTAATTGTGTAATCCATAATTTAACCTAAATATCTAATTGTCATTTTAGTTCTATTTGCTTCTAACTGGCAAGTACCGCCATTTGCATGATATGTATAAGCTCGAAGATTATCATTTGCAGAGCAGTTAATGATAGCACTTTGAGTTGCCGCTCGTTGATTATCACCATTATTAACCCAAGGATCAAAATGTGAAGCAGGGGCTGTGTTGTTTTTAGCAATACCTGAGTGAACTTGATTATGATTTGCAGTATATTGAACTTGTAAACAAACTAAATAATCACCGTCTTCGGGGCAAGTAAATATTCCAGTACTTGTGTCATAATCACTATTACGATCATTTGCTTCATAATTAAATACAATAGTTGTACCATTGGCGTTAGTAATACTTTGATTAGAGCTTCGGCCTACCATACAATAGGATGCTGTTGGAGTTCTAATTCCATGCTCAGTTGTGTTTAAAGCTTTTATATCGTTATTATAAAGCTCTACTTGACCACCACCAACTGCTCTTATGTTAGTTTTCCAAGAACCATCATAATAGTTTTGTATCCAAAGATCAGGACCACTAGCATCCATAAGTAATCTAAAATGGTCTGCATTATCATCACCATCATCTGCAATAAGGTTTAATATTGCATCTCTACCTTCTGGGCCAACAATATTTAATTTAGTGTCTGCACTATTTGCACCATCTACATTTTTTACAATGATTCCAGTACTGTTAGTTTCGCATTTTTTTTCGTTATCGTAATATAACTCTACTGCTCCATTATCTTTAAAAATTGCTCTATTTTCATTTTGCCCTTCGTCACCTATATAAACATCACCATCAGCTTGTAAATATAGATTACCATCAGTATTTTTTACTACTAAATGACCAGGGTTAGCAAGATTACCTCCAGCTGATATGTAACTAATATTATCTGCTCCATGATAAATTTTTAAATCTTGACTAGCTCCAAACAAAGCTATATTAGTTGTTGAGCCATTACTGTCACCAGCAGATATCTGGTTTCCGTTAAGATCTAAAGTGCCACCTAGCTGTGGTGTGGTGTCATCAACAAGATCTACGTTTGCAAGTTTTGTTCTTGCTATTGCTGCACTTGCATTTATTTCTGCATTAGTTATAGACAACGCTAGTTTGCTCATAGCTATCGCAGCACTTGCGTTTATATCATCGTTAACAATAGATCCATTTACTATCTTCGCACTTGTAACTGTGTTGTCGCTTGGTGTTCCAATACTTACAGAAGCACCAATAGTAACAATAAAATAATCAGCCCCAGTAGGTGGTGGTGCAGCAAAGACAATGTTTGCACCATCTAATGCAAAACCTTCTGACGGTTGTCCTGTACCAGTATTTGGTTTTTGTACGACACCATTAATGCTGACCAACATCTGTTGAGCAAATTGACCTGCATTACTTAAAGTAAATTTATAGGCAGAGTTATTAAATGTTGCACTATTACCACCAGTACCACTAAAACTGCTAATAGTATTTATAAAGAAATTACCAACAGACTGTGTTTCTTCCCATGCAGAAGTATTACCGTTATAAACTAAAAGTTTTCCGCTTGCTTGGTTATAAAATAAATCACCTGCGTCATTGTTAGATGATGGGTTATTGCCAGTATTATCTGTTCTGTATCTTTCCGCAAAAGAGTTAATACCACTAAGGTTAGTCGCACAAGTATTGACGTTTGCAATGCTACCACCAACATTGTTTACGTTACCAATTGAACCTGCAACTAAATTAACATTTGTTGCGTTACTTGCTACAGCAGTTACATTGCTTGCAATACCTGCAACGGTGTTTACGTTTGCAATATTATTTCCAACATTATCAACATTAGTAATTGCATTTGCAACAGTATCTATTTCAGAAGTAGCTTCATTTAAATCATCAGCAGCAGTAACAACTGCGTTAATATTGTTAGCTACTGTTTGTAATTTGTTGTTGTTTATTTCTGCTGCAACCGTATTTACGTTAGCTATAGCACCGCCAACTGTATTAACATTTGCTATAGATCCACTAACAGTATTTATATTAGACGCTGCGCCTGCAACAGTATTAATATTACTTGAGTTGCTATTAACGGCATTTATATTTGTAGAATTACTTGCAACAGCATTAACATTAGAAATATTTCCACCTACTGTATTAACATTGCTTATTGACCCTGCAACTGTATTTGTATTAGTAAGATCAGATCCAAAAATTGTAACCTCTAACCAAGTAGTATTGCCAAGGTCATAGACCCTCATTCGATTTACTGTCGTATTAAAATATAACGCTCCGTCTATAAGTGCATTGCCGTCATTATCTAGTGTAGGGTTAGATCCTTTAGCACCTAAATATCTATCATCAAAAGAATCAAGTGCAGTTTCTGCTGCTGTTTGTGCAGTTTCCGCAGCCGTCTTAGCTGTCTCTGCTGCTGTCTTCGCAGTATCTGCTTGAGTTGCTTTTGTCGTAGCTGTAGTTGCCGAAGTGGCTGCACTTGTTGCAGATGTAGCTGCCGCTGTCGCACTATTAGCTGCCGCTGTTGCAGAGTTGGCTGCCGCTGTTGCTGACGATGCCGCTGCGTTTTGTGAATTAGTTGCTGATGCTGCATCTACAATAAGATCCCAATTTGCAGAGTTTGCGTTGGTCGTTAATGGTTGTGAGCCTTGTGATGTATGTGCTGTATTACAAAAGAAAATATTGTTTGTAGAAGTATCTTTAACAAGATCTCTTACAGCATAAGCAGTTCCTGATGCCCAGTTACCACGGTAAGTTCCAAGTTCTTTAAGTATTTCAAATTCACCTAAATTATCAAAACCTAAAACCCTGTTTTTACGAGCGTTAGCATTTTCTGTTATTTCTAAACTACCAATAGTATTTGTTAATGAAAATTTAATTGATCTATTTAATTCGTCTTGTTGTTGCTGATGCAATACAATTGCTTTGTCTAATGCATCGTTAATAACTTCTGGAAAAAATCCACCTTGGTTTGTAAGATCTGTTCCTTGTAATGGCTCTACAGCAGATGTAATAACTAATTGAAAACCACTTGCTAAATTTTGATTGTTACCACCAGATTTTAAAGTTATGCTTCCACCAGGGTTTCCGTTTTGGTCTTCGTTTAATGTAACTATATAATCATTGTTAGCACCAAGAGTTAGTGTAGTTTCTATACTTGTACTTACTTCTAATTTTTTTACAACTACATCTTCGTCTGTAAAAACTTTAAAAGCAAAAGGATATGTAGCAGTATTACCATTACCAACTAAGTTACTCGTCTTTCGTGTAGTTGAATTTATCGTCATTAACTAGACATTTTCACTATCTTATTTAGCTTACCAATTACTTATTGCTTTACGGTCACACCTCTATCTTGTCCGTCCTTCACCTTTTATACCAAATAGATATGCTCTTATCCTATCTATAGGTCCTCTTGGCTCCCATCTACCACCTTGCTCATCAACAAATATACCAATTGGTTTGGCAATAAAGTAAGTTGGAATTCTTGTAAAGAGAGATGATAATGTCAATATGCTTCGTACTTCGTGACCTGTAATTTCATCATCAGGATCAAAAACACTCATTGCAAATCTAGTTGAACCTTGAAAAGTACTATTGATTAAGTTTATTGAAGGACTTACTGTTATCCGATCATTATAACTTTTACTATCAAATTGATTGAAAGGCATCATTAAAAATGTACTGCCAGTAGGAATAAACGCAGTACCGTATCTTAGTGATGACATATAAGTAAATTCAAAGAATTCATCAATATAACCATCTTCGTCATCATCAACTAAACCACCACCTGCTAGTTCTTGTATAGCTTCAGAAACAAGAGCAGGTAACAAAAATCCAAACATAAATGTATAGATTAATTGACCACTAAACCGTTTAGAAGTAAATCCTAATTCTTTAATTAGTGATTTATATGCTGTTGCATTAAGATTTGCCTGTCCATTGAAATAACTTGTAAATTGAAACATTGCA